AGAGTGCTCATTGATAAACGATAGAGGTTGCGACGCCGGTCGGCTTGCTCATTTGTGCCACCAGTTTTGCTGTGTTGTCAGCGGTGCGCTGTTGTGCCTGCAGTTGTTGGCGTTGGATGTCGAGCGCGCTTGTTTGTGGCCCCAAAATGTCGCCGCCGATTTTTGCCATGCTTGAAACGATGCCGCCCACCGGCTGCACTGCGGCTTGTGTCTGCGCTGGCAGCGTGAGCGCTTGTTGCCCTGGCGTAGGAGTTGCAAAACGCCCCCGCATCGCAGCTCCAGTTGCGGCCACGGTTGCAGCGGTCTTTGCCTCAATTTCGGCCATCTTGCGGCGCGCCTCGTCAGACTGCACCTGCTCATTTTGGGTTGGCCCACTTGGCGCTGTAATTTGCGCCCCCACGTTGGATATTGCAGCGCTCAGCGCGCTCGCCGCGTCCTTGCTCGCCTTTGCGCCTGCGTTTGCCAACGCCAGCACTGTCTCCGGCTTGATAGCGTTCTGGAGAAAGTCCGATGAGTTCCGCAGCGATTGCAAAAGCGACGCCAGTCCTTTCTGGATGACGCCCATCAGCGCAGTTCCGGCGGACGTGAGCCCGGCTTTCATCTGCTCAATGATGCCCGGCAGATTGATGTATTCTTTGAACCTTGCAAACGCCTCAGAAAGCCCGTCAGCGGCGCGAGAAAGTAGCGCTTTGAATTCTGTGCCAGCGACAACAAGCCCGGCGCGGATGTACTCGATCGCGTCGCCGTTCATTATCGCCTCAGCGATTGCAGCCGCCCCCGCGCCCAGCTGCGCACCGACTCCGGCAAGGTCCATGTTTACCAAAGCCTCCACCAGCCCCGCGAGCGGCTCCAGCGCTGGCGAGAAAGCCCGGATGGATGCCGCCAGGCTTGCGCCACCTGCGGCGCTGGCTTCCATGATTTTTAGCACGGTTGGAGCGACACCCGCAGCGATGCCCGTGAAGAGCCCTTGCAATTTGCCTTTGACGGCGACGGCCAAACTGTTAAGCGACGAACCTTGCGCGCCCATCAGTTGCATGATCCGCGCAAAAACGCCTGCGTTTGCCTGCATGATCTGCGCTTGGGCACCCATTGCGCCCGCTGCGCCAGCAAGGTTTTTAGGATCCAGTGCCGCAAGCATTTTGATGCCGGACGCGCCAAACGCAGCCACCGCGGCCTCGGCTTGTTGCGCCGGGTTGGCAATGGCCCTGATCGCGTCGCCCACGGCAACCATGCGCTGCGCCACGCTCATCCCCGCAAGCTGTTGCATGGACAGTCCTGCGTCGCGGATGATCCCCGCCAACGGTCCCGCGTTGTTGGCGGCCTGTTGCAGCGACTGATTAAAGCGGTCGGTCGCCGGTGCGGCGTCTTCAGCTTTTCCACCCACTTCCTCGAGGCTGCGCTCGAGGGTCATAATCTGCTGAACGGCCAGTCCAGATTTGTAACTGACGTCCACAAGCCGCGCGCCCATTTCAACCGCGCCCACGGTGCCCTTGTAAATTGCTGCACCCAACGCGGCCACGGACGCAGCCAACGCCACGGCGGCCACCTGTAGCCGCGCCATGCCGTTGCCCTCGTCAACCTTGCCAGCCTCTCCGCGAAGCGATGTGAGCCCCTGCTTGGCAAGGTCCACTCCGGCCAGAAATCCTCGAACGTCAAGTGCTAGTTGTGCGGTTGCGCTCATGTGTCAATTTGTTGCTGCATCGCCTTTTCGGCCTTGGCTGCCGCTTTGCGCTCCATGCGCTTCGCCACGATCTCGCCCGCAGCGTTGATTCGACGCTGCATCCCAGCAATGTCGTTTGCGTAGGTGACCTGGTTGGCGGCGCGGATGTCCAGTTTTGACGACGACCGCGTGACGGCCACGCTGCCGCGCCCACCCTTGTTAGACACCCAGCTGGGGGTCGGCACCTTAAACCGCGCCGCTGCTGCGTTCCAGCCGCTGGCAAGGTAGCCAACGCGCGCGTGTAGGGATCGCCGGATGTTTTCCAGCCCAGTCGTGTCGATTTCCATTTTCACGCGGCCAGTGAAACGCCCATTGCGGCGTTGGCGCTCGTACCAGGACAACGGATCGTTGTCGGCTGCGCTCAGGATCTCCTTTTTTGCCTTCGCCACCGCAGCGCGCCCAAGTAGTCGCGCCCGTGCGTTTGTCGTGACGCGCGCCAACTGCCGCGCGGCTTTGCGGCTCACAAACCGCTCGGCTCTGCCAAGCCCCACGCTGCCAGCGATGCCTTTGGACGCCACTACAAACGCGCGCCCGAGGTCCACGTTTATTGCTGCTTTGCCTCGGCTCAAGTCCACCGCGCCGATCACCCTAGCGCCTTTTGCTGGCGGTGTGATGCCCTGCACTGTCATCAAATACTCGGCAAACGACACGGCCATGAGTTCGGGCAGCGCGAGCCCGCCGGTCGCAACGCCTTCGACGATGCGCGCCAGTGTTGCCGCTCCCCATTCGGCTTGTGCTTCATTCAGTTTGAGCGAGATCATTCGAGCACAACGCCATGAGGCGAGAAAGCTGCTCCGTTGGTGCCGGCCCTTGGCGCACTGTCCACGCACCGGCCGCCCAGAGCGCCGCGTGATAATACGCCAGCGCTCGAGTCATCGGCAGGTCCAGAATGGCGTCCTCCGTCCACCCGGTCTTGTCGGCCAACGTGAGAATGAGTCCGGCTTCCCATGTTGGCCCCACTAGTTTCCCGGCGCGTCCTTGTCCTCGGTGCCGGGACGTGGCACCACCTCCACCGCCTGCGCCTTGATTTCGGAAGCGACGCGGTTGATCTCTGCCACCAACTGCGGCAACGCGGCCAGCGGCAACGAATCGGCAAAATCATGGATTGCGTCCCACGCCGTGCCCGCGTCGATGGCCTTGCGCACGGTCTGCACCGGCTGCGACCGCTCCCACGCCAGCGCCAGAATCTGCTCCTCAATCTGCAGCGGCGTCAGTTCCGCGCCCTCGGTGTCCGTGAACAACGTGAGCCCCAAAGCCATGCAGTTGAGCCGCGACCGTAGCGAAAACGGACGCAGCTTGATGCCCTCAATTTCAATCGGTCCAGAAAGGAAACTCATAGCGCGGCGAGCAGTTTGGCTTTCTTTTCCTCCGGTAGGTCAGGGTGGATCACCACCTGCCGGTTGCCTTTGCGGATTAGCGCGCACGGTTTTTGAGTCTGCAGCCAGGTCTTGAGTTGCACCGTGTAGTCTCGTTGCGCCCGTTGAATCGTGATCCAGTGCAACGGGTTTGCTGCGCGCCACTCGTCAGACAACCAGCGGCGCCGGAACTCGTCAAACGAGACGTCCTCATCGCCGATGCGAGCGCGCACGTCGCCCTTGATGCTCCAAACGACTTGTCGCTTCACGCCGTCGGATGTTTCTTCGACCGTGTCGTGAAAGTTCTCCTCGTCTAGCAGTTGCCCGCCCACCGCAAGCCACGCACCGATCAAGTCGGTGTTGGGTGACTTAAGCGGCGGCAGGTTGTCGCGAATAAAGTCGATTCGCGTTCCGGGTTTTAGATGTGACATAATCGGATGCGCCGTTGCGCTTTAACTGGCGGCGGTGTAGGCGACGCCGTCGTAAGAGAAGCCCTGCCAGTCTTCGTTGGTCTGCGTCTCGGTGATTTTCGTGATGATCACTTTGCCGGTGACGCCGTCAGGCTCGCCAGCTGCGCCACCGAGAGTAATTGCAGGCAAGTCGCCCTTGCCTTTAACCGAAAACGAAAACTGACTGTCCACGATTGTAGCCTCGGAATGCGTGCCGTCAGCGTTGATCAATTCCTTTGTTTCGCCGGTGAGCGTGGTATCCACGGACTCAATAAGCGTGCCGGTGATTTTGGTGATGCCGAAAGTTGCCATGGCGGTTTATTCGAAGAGGGTTCCGGTGATTTCCGATGTCGGAAAATCGTCGTTGGTTTCGCTGTATTTGGTGGACGTAACGGTCAGCGCCGAAAAGCCACCAACGGAAACGGTGGACAGCGTGGCAATCCCTTTGGTGCGAATGGTCACCGTGGTTTTGCTGCGCGGCTTTGCCTGTGCGAGCACCACGCGCCCCGTTGCGCCTTTGATGGTTGCGGTTTCGACTTCCTGCGTGCGTTCGGAGCTTTGCAGAAAGCTGCCGGTCGGCGCGGTCAGTCCAAATGTTGAGGTGACGCCAAATGTAGCCATGGGATTTAAGGTTGTGGGCCGTAGCCCAAGGTGAACTGCAAATTCGTGATCCAATGCCGTTCCGTGTTTTGCGCCTCCGATGAGGTCGCGACCACGCCGTAAACCTGCACCGCGGAACCGCTGCCGGTGACGCCCTTGATCGCGTCTGTCACGTCCTGAACGAGCACAATGTGCTCCGCGACTGTGGAGTCGTCAGCCTGGCTCATTACTGCCACGGTCAACGCACCACGTTGCAGCGGTCCACCCACCAGCGCATCCCCGCGAAGGTCCAGCAAAATGCACGGCATCGTGATAGACTCCCCGTCATGCGGGAGCCCTATGTAGGTGCCGGTGAAGTCGGGCGCAATCTCGTCGCGGATTACTTCGCATGTGAGAAGGTCGATCATCGGCTCGGATCCTCCAGGTACAACGTCCACGAAATAGGATCCTCGGCAATATCACCGATGCGCAGCTCCCTGCCGTTGAGCGTCAGCTTCGTGCCCTTCACCGGCGTGGGGAACCCGGCTTTTTCAAGTCGGACCGCGCCTGTAAAGTGCGACTCAAAGCCACCGATGGCCAGCGTCTGCGATTCCTTCTCGCTGGCCACTGCAAACACGGTTGCGCCTTGATAAACAACCGTGTCCGCCTGCATATAGCCGATTGCGTCGGCCATTGCGGTGGCAGTGATGGCGAGGAATTCGCTCATTAGATCAGCGCCGGTTCAGCCTTGCGACGAGACACAGGCTTTGGCAACTCCACCGGCAGCTTGTTGAGCTTCACTCCTTCGGGGGTCGGGTTGCAAATTAGGTAGATCCGACCTGCTCCGTTGTGCGCCTTGTAAAAACGGCGCGCCTCGTCGGGCGAACCGGTGGAAAAAATAATTTGCGGGCCTGCGCCAACGTCCTCAAGGACGAGAGAGATTTTCATTTTGGGATATTCGGTGAAAAGCCGGAGCCCCCCGGTGTAGGGAGCCCCGGCTCTTTGGAGGGTCAGTCGTTAGGGAGTGACGATGCGGACGCCCATGTTGGTGCCCTTGGCAACGCCGTAGATGATCGACACGTTGATGCAGGTTTTGCCCAGCGCGCGGTCGTAGTAACGGCGGAAGGTCACCGGCAGCCCAAGCTCGGGCACCACCACTTCGGCGATCTCAATCGAATCTTGCAACGCCGCTTCCGGGTTAACACGGCGGGCGGCCATGATGAGCGCGCTGGAGTGCATCGCAAACCCGGCCAGCGCTTCGCCATTAACGTCGCAGAGGTCGGACTCGTAAACTTCAAAACCGGACACGCGGGGCACCGTGTTGTTGGCCTTGAACTCCGTGATGGTCGGGATTTCAGCGCTGATGAAGGTCTTCAAAACCGCGCCGTAATAGGCAGGGTTGAGGATCATTGCGCGGCCAAACTTCGGAGCTTTAGCGGAGCTGGTCAGCTGCTGCGCCAGGTCGATGACGTCAGATCGGTCAAAATTGGCTGCGCTCGAGGAAAGCGGAGTCTGCGCAAAGTTCGCAGCGGTCACCAAATTCCAGAGATCGCCGAACACCTTGGCGCCCAGAGCCTGCACCATAGGCGCGAGGAAAAGGCGTTCAAAGTTGATGGACGACTGGAGAACGTCGATGTCGGTGAACCCAAGCGTCACGCCCTGGTGCTGATCCAGCGTGATGGTGCGAGCGGTTGTGTCGCCGTCGGCGGGAGTGTAACCGACGCTGGCGATGTCCACCACGGAAGGAACCGTAGCAAACCGAGTCGTCACAGACTGCCCAGCGGACGCAACGTCCGTAGAAAAGTCAGTGGTAACGCCACGCAGGGGAGCGAAAGCGTTGGTGAGGAACGGCAGCGATTGCTGCGCGATCTGAGCAAGAAAAACACCGTTGAGTGCCATATGATTGAGTCAGTAGAGGTTAGGAGTTGAGCTTCATTCTGTCTTTGTTCGCCGCGTAGAACGCATTGCGCTCGACGAAGCCCAAAGTCTGGTAGTGCGCCCACAATTCGTCTTTCGACTTAGGCGCGGTCGCCGCTTCCGGCTGAATTGCCACGGGCTGCACGCCTAGACTGGCGACGATTGCGTTTGCCTTCGCAGATGCGTCAGCCTCGGCAGCCTTTACGGCGTCGAGAGCGGCGGCGAGGTCGCGGTTGTTTGCGTTGGCAAGCTCAAGGGCGGCGGACAATTCCGCGCTGCGGGCCTTGAGTGCGTCAAATTGAGCCACCAGCGCCGAGTGCTCGGCGGTAAGTGCGTTAAGCGCCGAGAGGTCAGCCTGTGCGGCGGACAACGCTGCCAGCGCGTCGGTAAGGGTTGCCGGAGTAGACTCCATATACCCCTGAGCGTTCGGACAAGAAAAACCCCGCCGGGAGAGACAGCCCGGCGGGGTGGAAACAACAAACCAAATGAACAACTACGCGCCCACCATACGCAAAAGTTCAGAATATGCAAGCTCTTCTGTCCCCACTGCGTCGATGAGGTTGCCCATCCTCGCTCGCGGCGCGAGATAAGCGGCGCCGGTCATGTATTCGTCAGCAACGCGCCGGTTGCGAAGGACGTTGTCGCGGAACTGCGCGAAGCTGTCGTCCACCAGCTGCTGCAGGCTCGCGCGCTGCGCCGGTGTCAGTGACGGTCCCATGCCTGCGCCTTTGAGCGGTCCCGACGTAATGGGATCCCACCGCAGCCCTTCGGCCTCGTAGGCTGCCGACTGATCCAGCCAGGGGATAATCGTGCCGATGCTGCCCCAAGTTGAGCCCACAGAGCCAATGACCTTGTCGCAGCTGACGGCAATGTTGTACGCAGCAGAGCAAGCGGTGTCGTCGCTGTAGGCCACGATCGGCACGGTGAGCCCTTGAATCATGTCGACGACTTCTGAGCAGCCGGTGCAGTTGCCCCCCGGCGAGTTAATCTCGAGCATGATCCCGCGCACGTTGGCCTCGATGGCGTCCTCGAGATCCTCCGTGATCCACTCGTAGTCATGCGCCCCGCAGCACGCTTCGATCGGCGAGATCCCTTTTGCCAGCGTTCCCTCAATGGAAATGTGCGCGATGCCCTGCCCGTCGATCTCCATCTCCTCGCGCTTCGAGGTCATGCCGTCCAGCATTTCGTACCCTTCGCCGTTGGCGCGCAGCACGCGGCCCTCCACCAGTTTGCGAACCGCTGCGTAGCCGCCGGGCGTGATGAGCCAAGGGCGGTAAAAAACTTGTTCGATAACGCGTTGGAACTTCATTCGGTGGGTGCGGTTGTGGCTGGGTTGCCGTTGGGGGTCAGAAGCCCGAAAACGTCGCGAGTCAGCCCTGAGCGGTCCACGCGTTTTTTGATCTCGAGTTCCTCGCGTTCCACTTCGTCAAGGTGCTCCTCGAGCGTTTTGGATCCGCTGGCGAGGATGTCCGTCATGCTGCGCATCCCGGCGCGGTAGGCGTCGATGGCGTCGCGGTTGGCGTAGCCGCTGTCGGCGGTCAGGCGGGCGGGT